ACTTTTTTGCGGTAGTGTACCATGAAGAATTTTTCATTTTCCATTCTTGCATCCAAAATTGGTAGCGGAATAGAAGCGGCTGATATATATAGCCACTTTGGCCCACCTGGTCTTGCCATCTTTCCTATGCCCACAACTTTTATTTCTTTCCATGTCATGAAATGGTGCTTTCGGAATGCTATATAAGCGACACCTTTTTCATTAATAATCATGTGCTCGTATAGGCATTTTAAAAGCGTACTGCAATACAAAGTTAATCCCAAAACAACAAAGCCTATCATAAAGAGCCTTGCAAGTATTCCGGTCATCTCTCTCCATGCTAAAAAAAGAAGAAGCCATGGGAAGATATTAAAAATTCCCAATACTATTAAAATTATTATAGAAAACGAGAGCTTAAAAACCATTAGCTTCATATTCACACTCCAATGTAGCAAACTTGTTTCTAATAAAAGGCGTTATCGTTCTTGCGTTATTACCGTGGAGAAGCTAACTACATACTAATATACCTGGCTATCATAATGCGACAGGGGGATGATTCTTTATCATCCCCCTGTCATTTTGCTTTACGGATAATCACTTATAAAATCAATGCCAGCGATGGGGCCTTTCCAGTATGTTCGTATGGCAGTTATTATTTTTTTACGGTGATATATCGTAAAAAATTTTTCATTCAGCAATTCTGGGATTATGACAGGCACTGGAATACCAATAGAGGCTGAAAAATACAACAACTCTGGCCCTCCAGGTCTTGCCGTCCTTCCTATGCCTATAATTTTAATTTCTTCCCATGGCATGAAGTTACGTTTTCGGAAAGTGGTATGCGCTACCCCCTCCTCACTTATATGAATGCGCCCGGATAAAAGCGAGGCAGTAATACCACCCACAAACAATATACAAATAGCAAGAAAACCTAAACTCAGAAGCCTTTCTTGCGTATCATTTGTTTCCCATCCAAAATAAACCATTAATATGGGCATAATTAACATAATGCCAAAAAATGATATATAAAATACGGAATGTGATGGCTTAGAACAAAAAAAACTCATTATTTATCCCCCTTCACATAAACAAGATTTAAAATACGGTTTTTTTTCACTAGCTATAGTCATCACTTTGCATTTTTCTTTAGGGGTAATCACTTATAAAATCAATGCCAGAGATAGGGCCATTCCAGTATATTCGTATAGCCTTTTCAACTTTTTTGCGGTAGTGTACCATGAAGAATTTTTCATTTTCCATTCTTGCATCCAAAATTGGTAGCGGAATAGAAGCGGCTGAGATATATAGCCACTTTGGCCCACCTGGTCTTGCCATCTTTCCTATGCCCACAACTTTTATTTCTTCCCATGTCATGAAATGGTGCTTTCGGAATGCTATATAAGCAACACCTTTTTCATTAATAATCATGTGCTCATGTAGGCTTTTTAAAAGCGCACTGCAATAAAATGTTAATCCCAAAATAGCATAGCCTATTAAAAAGAGCCTTGCAAGTATCCCGGTTATCTCTCCCCATCCAAAAAAAAGAAGAAGCCATGGGATGATACAAACAATTCCCAATACTATTATGAATATTATAGAAGACACGGGTTTAAAAACCATTAGCTTCATATTCCCACTCCAATACAGCAAACTTGTTTCTAATAATAGGCGTTATCGTCCTTGTGATATTGAATTAGATAATTCGATTTTCTGGAGCAATACCAAATGTAGGCTGAAGAGCAGCAGGCCTTGTTGAAGGTGTGGCAACACGCGCATTTGGCGATGGTATTGCTACCGCAGCCGCTTCTGCCACTACTGTATATACTGTAGAAAGAGCTGTGTCAGCAAAAAACACATTTGTTGCTGATCTAATAAGGGCTTGACCAGTACCAACAACCTGCTCTGGAACTATAGCAGCGGGTTGTGCCAATGTGGAACGATATAACTGTACAGCAGTTTGATGTACTTTGTTTAACCCCACTGCCGTTAAGCCAGATAAAGCCCCGCCAGCCCCTCCAATACCAGCAGAAATGAAAATCTCTGCTAAGTCAACATTTCTAGCTGCCTGACCAATTCCAACGGTGCCTGTTCCCCATTGCCATTGATTCCCAACTTGATTGATGAAACTATTAAGCGCACCACCACCACTTCCTCCTAATGACATCCCACCTACAAGTGCTGCTGGTGCTGTTATTTTTTTATAGGTAAGGTAATCTGCTACACCTCCAATCACCGCACCACTTGTAGCCCCAGCAAGGATACCCGTTCGGATGTCGCTACCACGAATGGCAGCCGAAACCCCACCAACAACCCCACCAATAACTGCTCCTATAACAGCACCAATAATCCTACCAGAAGGGTCAGCATACATAATCGGGTTATTAATACAATACGCATACAAATTACTAGCTTGCATCATAGCATGGACACTGGGCATATTACGCCCATTACGTATTGTAGGGCTATCCCCAAAAATCATATTATGAATATTCCAGTGTGGGTCAGGCTGAGTAAACCGCCCAAGCCTCGGATTATAACTCCTAGCCCTAAGATAATACTCCCTAGTCTCCCAATCAAAAAACTCACCGTTAAAGAGGAAGGGATTGTTGCTATAAGGTGCGTAATGGTCAAAATCCCATAGCACATTGCCGAAGGCATCGTATTGATATGTGTCCAACACATAACCGTGATTATTGGTTATTTGTATTACATCGCCACGGGCATTATACAGATAAAAACCCTGATGAACGCTTCTTATCCGGTGATTTACCACTAATGCTATATAACATCTGTTTATTACCTGGCGGTTGCCGTTAAGCTCCAGGGCCAGTTGCCCATGGTTCCATACTTGGTATGTGCGCCAACCGTTGACGGTTCTGCTATTACGGAGGCCATCTGCTCCGTAGGTGTATACGGCGTTCATACCTGGGCGGGTTACTCTTATTAGCTGGTTGAAGGCGTTGTATGTCCGCGTTTCTACTTGGTTGCCTGTAGTACGGGTCAACTGATTGCCGTTGCCATCGTAGGTAAAGTTGGTGGTATGTGCGCCATCGCCTACTCGGGCTTCAACAATGAGACGGTTACATGCGGTGTGATTGTACATTACCGTGTAATTTTCTCTCCCAGTTACTGTCATTGTTTGACGGTTGCCACGCCAGTCATAGGTAAATACCCGCTCTCCAAGTCCATGGCCATGGGTTGTCTGCTCTCTTATTAACCGTCTTGCCATATCGTAAGTATAAACAACAGTACGATTACGCTCTGCTTCCTGGAACCACTCACCCAATTGATACACATTGCCATCCAGCAAATAGATGTAGTGAAAATTGGATAGCACAGTGTTTCCGCGCCAGTTTATTACATGTGTTACCATATTGCCTGGGCCAAAGCTGTAGTCAGTTATTATGCCGTTACGAAGAACTGTACGGGTTCGATTACTATTGGCATCATAGTAATACCTTGCTAAAAAGCCTCCCCATCCTTCAAATGTTCTTATAACCCGGGGGCGCTGGGCTACATCATAGTCTATATATTCCCATACATGAAATGCGCCATTTATCGATGTGGTAAAATGGGTTATATTATTTGCTTCATTGTATGAGTATGTGTGTACTGTATCTACTACCCTGTGGAAGGTGTATTGTCTTACTTCATATTGGCGGATTAGCCGCCCTTGGGCATCGTATTCGTAGACAATATGATGAGAATTATCAAATATCTCCATATCAAAATTGATCTGCTGCCATAGTGCACCCGTTATGTGGTACTGCTTCGCTACTATGCCAACATACTCACCATTTTGTCTTGCGAAAATCTGAAATAAACGGCCCATACCATCGTACTCATATTGAAATTCAATGCCATTACGGTCAGTTCGAGTCGCAACATTTCCGTACCAGTCATGGGTAAATACTTCGGCACGGCCAGAGGCATCTGTTGAGCTTGTTAAAAATCCTCTATTATCGTAGGTATAGCTGGCTACTAATTGACCACTTAATCGTTTAGTGAGAATATTTCCTGCACGGTCATAGGTATACTCTGTTAATATGCCATCTGACCTTGTGCCACCAATTTGGGACGAAGTTAATCTGTTGTATGTGAATGTGTTTATCGTTTCAGCCCATTCCCTAGTGTGGTACTGCCGATTAACTAATGTGGCGGTACGGGTTAGATTGTTGTTTCTGTCATACTGATATGTTGTGACAGTATGGTAGATACCACCATTAGAATGGTCAAACATGGGTTTGTAATGGCGTATAAGACGACCAAGGGCATCGTAATAAAAGCGCTGGTCGAATCCTCTAAAGTCGTAGCTCTTTGTTAGCCGCCCTAGATGGTCGTATTCATTGCGGGCGGTGTGTCCATTTATATTTCTTACAGATGTTATACCGTGGATATTGTGGGTAAACGTGTTGTTAATGCCTAAAGACCGCTCATTGGTTACTCGCCCAATTATATCATGATTGTAGGTAAAAACCTGGCCTCCAACCGTACCTTCTTGGATTATACGGCCAAAGGGGTCAATTAGTGCAAAAGATACAATGCTAGGAGCACCGGGGATGATAGTAGGGGCATTTCTTGCAGAGTTGCCTTCTTGTATAGTTACTATTCTTGAGTTTCCTGCGCTGTCGTAAACATCAAAGTGATGAGTTATAACTCGGCTCTGAATGAGTGTACTCATACAAAAAACCGTTTCTTCAATTACACGGTCAAATGCATCGTAAGCAAATACTGTGCGATTACCCCGAAATGCGACTGAACTACCTGTGCGTGTTTCAACTAGCCGCATACGGTTATCATAAACATTTGATAGCAATTGATACCATTCATTGGTAAAGATTTCTCGAAGATTTCCTAGCTGGTCATATCGATAGACGTATGCTATCCCCAACACAGTCCTATGCTGCATTGTGTTAGCTCTATCATCATAATGGAAAATTTCAAATCCACCATCAGGATGAGTGATTCTGGTTATACGACCTATGCCATCATATTGCCAATGGGTTTGATAGCCGTTGGGGTCGATTTCTGTAATTACCCGCCCCATTGCGTCATACAGGAAAGTACGTTGAACAAAGCCATTGCCAATTGCTGGGTCGCCATAGGCATCAAGTATATTTGCAGTCCATACAGAATGCGGTAAGGAGAAACCCTCACTATGATTGAAGTGTGTGCTTATATAAGCGCTGCCAGCGGTGTTAGGAAACTCTCTTTTTGCGGCTATATTGCCGTATCTATCATGTGTAAATTCTGTTCTTGATACTATTCTACCAGATTCCCATATATCTGATCTTATAATATTCCATCCATTTGCGCAGAGGACATTTGCTTCTGTGACATTTGTATTGGAATCGGTATAGAATATTCTGCGGGTTTGTATACCAAACCTGCTATCGTATTGAAATCGTGTTTGATACTGTACTTGATTCCTATTACCTCTAGCCATTGGGCTTAGGGCCATTGTTACTTGACCATACCGGTTGTATTCGAATATATAGCGGGTTTCTCTTGATTGGTCGTAACGAAACTCTCTTAGCCTAATATCAGTTGGTTGCCTGCCGTCACTATATGCTATTGTTTTTATTGATAATGTCTCGGCACCTGGGCTGATTATACGTTGCTCAATATTTAGGTGTCTATAGTTAAAGGTATATATTGTATACAATCCGTTGTTTGTGTAGACAGTTACAGTATAGGTGTACCAAGATGGTGGGCGATCTATATATCTACTATACGAATAGCCTGTATGGTCGCCAACATAACTAAAATTGGTTCGCAGATAATCCCTTCCACCACCTACTAGCGCGCGGGATGTAAGCCTAAATATTTCCCTGTATCCAGTTATTGCCATGTTAATCATTGTAGCCGTATATGAAAAGCTAAGTCGTGCTCCTGACGGATAATTTACCCAATATAAAAGTGCTGTATGACTGTACTCCCTCCCCCAATAATTATCAAAACGCAATGAAAAGGGAGCAACCCGATAATTGAATGTAGTAACAGCCCCCACTTGGTTACGAATGCTTTCAAGCACAAAATCCCCTTCAATACGGCGCATGTTTATTGTGTAGGTAGTTGCATCAGGGGCGTTAACAGTGACGGAATGCCTTTCTGTATCATAGTTGCGATACTCAAAACCTATATATTGACCAGAAGAGTCTATAATCTGTGTAAGTAATCTTGTAAGATTGTGAGAAAAAAAGGCATAATGAAAGCGAATAGTATTTCCATGTCTATCTCTCATGCCAATAATATGCTGATTGTGGAAATAATACCTAGTACCATTATGAAAAGTTAACCGCCTAGTTGACCAAAGGCCGGGTTGCCCTCCGTAACCACTGTAGAAACCATTATAAGCCTCTAAATGCATATCATAAAGGCTATGGCCTACAATGATATAATGGGTATAACCGGGAGCTCTTCTGACAGCAAATGAGCCTCTTCCTGGAATATATAGCATATGGTCTATGATATAAGGCAAGTCAAATATCCAACCTGCCCCAAGCCCGTGAAGGTTGCGCCGTGGTAATTTTGAATTAAACATCGGTTCAATGGGAATATAGGCAGCAGTAATGTCACTGGCCTGAACAAGCTGCTTGTCTTGCCATGTATCTGCCCATCGCTGGGTAAGCACTTGAACTTGTTGTGAATCTATTGTTGCTACATCCCATGAATATCTTGCAAACTCATATAAATAGGCATCTGCATACGCTGATGATTCCCAGCTCATACTACCTTGTGCAACTGTAAATGAGCCAATTAGTCGGCCATTTACATAAAACCAGTTGGTTTCATACAGGTTGGCATTGTATACAGTAACATAGGAAAGCCCTGAGGAACTGTAGTCGAGATCAAAATCATAGGCAGCCAAAGTATCTAGTTCCGATTCGTTATTCATAGGATATTGAGCATCCATCCCAAAAGGACCACCCCAAAGAATTAACGCATCATAATCTGCCCTAGCGGAGCTATATATCAAGTCCAGATTAAACCCAAACCCGCCGCGCCCTGGAAGGCTTAATATATGTGTGCGGTATGAAGCCGCGCCGGTGTTAAGGGATACGGACTCGCTGGCGCTGATATTTATGTTGAATGGGTTGACTACCAAGGGTGTAAAGGGTTGGTTTAAGGGCATAAAATTCTGCGCTTGCTGGCGGTTTTCACCAAGGTTCATTATGATTTGACCAAATGTTAGGATTTCATCTAGCTCATTACTGCTGGCATTGATGTTATACATTATTATCTCAGCATCGAAGGGATGGAGCATTGCTGGATGACGATTTTGTGTTGCTATTGATGCAATGTTATTGTTATTAGGTGCTGGTTCGAATATGTGGTAGTGGCGGACAACTGGGTCTGATATATTGTCTATGGTATCCCGTGTTGCGAATGAATCAATTCTATCATTTCTACCATTTAGGCGAGCTTCACTTTGGTTTGTTGTAGCCACATCAATAATTATTTGTTCTGTTGCAAAAACCATGTTTTCAACTGCCGCCGGACGTGCGGCTACGGCTTCTGTAGATACATTGTCGGCAAATGTAGCTTCCGAAGCTCTGCGATACACGCCTGGTTGTAAAAGAAATGTGTGTGGCTCAACCTGCAAAGCCGCGCCAAGGGCAAAGGCAGACTCAATTTCTGCTGCGCCATGGTTGGCTATAAACATGCGTCTGGCTGCGTCAAAGGCTATTGCGCTTGTAAATACAGCGAAAATAGGGTGGGATGCTGATAGGTTTTCTTCGGTTATTTGCTCCCAGGGTCTGTATTGTGTTATGTTTTCTGGGTCTAGGTCTAAGTCTAAGTCTAGGTCGGGGATTAGTGTGTCTGGTGGCTCTTGTAAATCTGGGTATAGCTCTTCAAGCTCTGGTGAGAGGTCATCATTTTCTGGCGGGTGTATTTCATGCTCTGGAGGTAGCTCTTCAATTTCTGGTGGGTAAACCTCTTGTTCCGGGGGGAATCCTTCTAGCTCTGGTGAGGTTATTTCATCTTCTGGTAGAAGTTCTTCAATTATTGGTGGTTGCCCATTATTCACGAGTGTGGGATCTTCATGTGCTATATCTTCGTTTTCCTGTAACTGCTCATCAAGTTCTGGGCCGTTGAGTTCTGGGTATTGTTGCGCTGGCTCTCGGCCATTAGGCTCCATGTCTTGCTCTATACCCTGCTCATGCTCGCCGTTTTCCGATAGTTCTTGTGTATCATCTTGTGGTTGATTTTCTGGCTCTTCAGGTTGAGGCTCTAAATCTTGCAAGTTTGGTTCATCTAAACCTGGCTCATTTACATCATGCTCCGGTAGTTCCGGCAGGAAGTTTTCCGGCTCTTCTTCTGGCTCGTCTACTGCTGGTTGATCTACTGCTGGCTCATCTATTCCTGGTAGATATTCCTCTACTTCTGGCTCTGTTTCTGGAAGATATTCATCCTCTGTATACCCGCATGAATAACGGGAAATAACCCCGTAAAATCACTAACTGAGAAATCCCGCAAAATGCCGCAAAATCACGGTTTGGCAGCAATGCGGGATTTTTTTATCCAGTTCTTTATGCGGTTTGACACTTGCATCTATGGCCCCTATTCAAGCCGCCTTGATTTTTTTAAAGGAAGTGTTTAAAAAAATTTATAAACACTTTAAAGCCCCATTTAAAAGGGGCTTTACTGCGTTATAAAAAACTCACTAAGGTACCAAGAATACTCAATAAAATGAAATTGATTAAGGAAGTTTGATTAAGGAAGCTGTAAACTACTTCCTTAATCAGAAAACCCTTATTTTATGCGGGGTTACACGTGGGTATAAAGCAAAACAACTTGATATCGCTATATGGATTACAAATCTAATCATCAAGAACCAAAAATAAAATCCTTATAGGAGGATTTTACCAAAAATTTTAAATTCGTCATATTCGTCTATTAATATAGGCTCATACTCAGGATTTAATGAAATCAGCCACTGTCGCTTCTCTTTGTGGTCAATTTTCATTTTTTTGCAATATGCTGTGTTATTAAAGCTAAATACACCAATCTCACCATCATCAACGGACTCTTGCTTTGCCACCCATAAAATGTCCTCATTGTTTATTTTTGGTGTCATGCTATCTCCTGATATCCGTATGCCAAAATTAGCACGTGTAGGTACATCATCTACATTGAAGGCAACAATCCTATATAACTCATCACCAAGCGGATCTCCTTTTCCTGCAGATGCAGGCATGTCATATACCTTCATATTAATTTTGGGAACCTCTTCGTCAATGGGAGAGATGGAAGAAGTAGGCTTTCGCGCTCTTCTTGTGGTTTTTATTACTTTAGACTTCCCACTTCGTGCAAGTATTGAAGATACGGAGGCTCTTGGGTTACTACTCTCTACTCCAAGTAAAAGCGCTGAGATATTTATTAGTTCCTGCTGCTGCTCTTCGCTCAGTTTTATAAAGTTTCTATAAATTAGCTTTTCATATTGCGTCTTCCATTTCGCCTTATCGCTTTCAGCATTTGTAGGATACACGCTTTTGCATGTGTCACCAGTCAATAACCAAATTAAATCCACGTGTAAATATTCGCATATGGGAATTAAGTGCTCTGGCGGGATATTTCTATTTTGTTTTAGCCAATTGTTCATAGTAGAGGGAGATACTTCAAGTTTTTCACAAAGCCCCTTTTGACTTAGTTTTTTTAAATTAATCATTTCCAGTATCCGTGTATTAACATTCAAACCGAAACCTCCTCTCGCAAATCCTCGTACGGGTATTGACAAATTCCCATATGGGGATTATATTGGTTTTGCTCAGGGATTCTTATTCTATTCTATGATACCACGGGCACCAAAAAAAATCACCCGCGAAATAACGGGATAGAAAGGAGATAAAGCATGGAAATAACAAGGAAGCAAGCAAAATCTAAGGTTAAGGCTCTTTATCGCGAAGTCTCAAGGCTCCCCATAAACCCAAACAACTTCGTTTATATAGAGCTTTATAAAGCTGCACTTGAGCTTTACGCTCAGGAAAAATATTTTCAGGCCCTTAATATCTCAAATGCCATTCTTTCAGGCTTGAGAGAAAATTAATCATTTGAGGCTATCGCACTATCCATAACTTGTGATGAGCAATGAGGACACATAACACCTTTGCGATTAACAGTTCCATCAAAATTTATACTTACATCCCAACGGAATTTTCCACCAAAGTTCACGCTTTCTTCAAAGATTTCACCACATTCAGGACACGTAATATGTTCCTTATCTGACACAATTTCACCTCCCAGCTTGCGCATTGATGATTCGCAAACACATCATATCACAAGCTGGGGGATATACCCAAACAATAACCAGGAGGTGAGTCATCCATGGTAAACCTGACCAAAAAACAAGACCAAATATATACGCCCTTCGGGGTTGCAGTAAAAAAACGGCTCATTGATATGGGCCTAACGCAGGGGCAACTTGAAACAGGAATAGGTGCCCCCAACAATTACCTGACAATGGTGTTGCGTGGTAAGCGGTCTGGGAAAAAGTATATACCCCTCATAAACGCTTATCTCGGGATGGATTTACAAGATGATTTATAAAATCGCAGAGTGGCACGGCGTAAGCCGTGATAATGCGGGAGGACTGGTCACAACCCCAGTTACGCTTATAAGGGAAGGTGATGACTAGTTATGTTTGAGACTTATTTGACTGTCAAGGATGTAGCCGAGTTAAAAGGATGCACACAGAGAGCAGTTCGTCTACTAATTGAATCCAATAGCCTACAGGCTAAGACGGTCGAAGTCCAGGGTATAGGCCCAGGTCGCGGTGGCATTCAATACCGCATCCCCCTATCCGCATTAGATAAGAAACTACAACTCAAATACAAGCGGCGACACCGTGAAACCACCCAGGCCTCACTATCCCCCATCGTAACAACGCCAGTACCCGTGGAGTACGAGCATTTAACCGAACACGAGCGCAGGGAAATAGCTTTCTGGAAAAGCATCTTAGATGAATGGGACTCCTTCCGCAACAATGCGGTTCATAACGGCGGCAGCAAAGGCGAGGCCGACATGGAGTTCATCAACACAACAAATGAAAAATAGAAACACAATCCTCCGCCATTTTCCATAAAGCTATCCCTGTCCCAACTGCATCGCAGGCGCAAGGACTTATATGAAAAAGGTGAGGCCAGCCTAATAGACCGGCGCGGCAAACATGGCAAGCACTCCCGCAAGCTAACAGACGAGATGCTAGACATCTTCGAATATTACTACCTTGACGATAGCCAAAAAACCGCCAGTTTATGCACTTTCCTTGTAGAGCGCGAACTAAAACGTCGCTATGGAGCCGAAGTAATGCCAGAAATGCCATCCAAAGACACTTTCGAGCGGGCAGCCCAAAGAATACCTATCCCCATCGCCATGTATTTCCGCGAACGGAAAGTAGATTTCATTGGTGAGTGTGCTCCATATATAGAACGGATGTATGACATGGAACCCAACGATATATGGGTGGCCGATAACCACACTTTCGACATTATGGTTAACAAAGGCGGTAAACCCGTCAGGCTTTTCTTAACCGCCTTCATGGATGTAAAGAGCCGCAAAATAATGGGTTGGTGTATAACCGACAACCCCGGTTCCGATGCCACCATCTATGCACTCAAAAAAGGCATAGCAAAGTATGGAGCGCCTAAGACAATTTACTGTGACAACGGACGCGAATTTCTCTTCCATGACTTCGGCGGCAATGGTTTTCGCAAGACCGCCAAGCTAAAAGAAAGAGAGTTTAAGCCCCCAAGCATACTGAAGGACTTGGGCATTACATTTATGACAGCGCTCCCAGCTAACGCAAGGGCCAAGGGCATAGAACGGGCCTTCAAAAATATAAAGGAAAACTTTAGCAAGTTATTTGACTCCTATACCGGTGGTCATGTTCTGGAGAAGCCGGATAGCCTTAAGGAGGTTTTAAAGCGCCCCGGTCTACTGCCCTCCGTGGAGGAGTTCCATCAATATGTGGATGCCTACATAACAGGCTACCACAACAAACAACCCCATAGCGGTGACGGCATGTATGGACGCTTCCCGGATGAAGTATTTGCAGCTGAGTTGATAGAAAAACGGGTAGTACCCCCAGATATGTTGAATCTTATGTTTATGCGGTACAGCAAAGGCACAATCAAAGTGGGCAAAAACGGCATAGCACTTACCCTATATGGCCAAAAGCTACATTACTTCGATGAAGAACTATGGCGCATCTACTTTGGTAAAGAAGTATATGTCCGCTATAGCCCAGATGATTTATCAAGTGTGCGGGTATACGACACAGAACAGCGGTTCATATGCGAAGCCCCACTTAAAGAGAAGCTAGGCTACAACGCAACAAAAGAAGAACTCCAGGCCGCTCAACGCGAGAATAGACAGGCCGTAAAATCCATCGCCAGCTATAAAAAAGCAAAGGGCACCCAAGCCCAGCATGAGCTTGATGCAATGCTGGAAGCATACGCCGAAGGCCAAGAAATGCCCGAAAATCTTAACCCCAAGGTTCTCAGAATCATACAGGGTGAAAAAACAATCCACGCCTCACCAAAAGCAGCCGGAGCAGAGCATGATGAGCCACTGGATTGGATGGCAGGCGTACAAAAACTAAAAGAACGGAAGGCAATGTAAATTAACAAGTTGTAAGGAGGCAATGTTGTGAAGAAAGATATGAACATGTATATCGGAACCAAACCCCAAGGAACACTCCTGACTATCCTTTGCTTTGAATATAGACAAGGCAAACGCCAAAAAAACCTGTTTGCCTTATGTCGCTGTGATTGCGGCAAGGAAAAATGGATACATTGGTCAAACATTAAGAGTGGTAGCTCTACATCATGCGGGTGCAAATGTGGGGCCGCTCTTGGTAAGGCACGTGTTGAAAGAACACTCGCTGCAAAAGGAAAAGCAAAAGCTATCTTAAGCTTTTCAAGTGAAAACCCCGGATACACGCTGCAAGCTATTGGTGACGAGGTTGGCGTTACAAGGGAGTATGTTAGACAAACGCTAAACAAATATGCATTTCCCAGGCCTAGTACAGTCCGGCGTACCCTTATGTCTGTGAATTCCGAAAATACCAGGCTAAGGGCATATATAACGGCCATGGGCCTTCCTGTGCCCGAGTTTGCAATTGAGTAAGTATTTGAAATAGCACACTACACGCAGAGTGACGGCCTCCGGGCCGGTAATGCGGGTGAGCCGGTCACAACCCCGGCCTGTAATAACCGCAAATAACAATAGGGAGGTACCCCATGCAAAACGAAAACAACGCAGTACGTATGACCGAGGCCGAGGCAAGGGCCGCCATCTTGGACTACCAACAAAGGACGGGCAAATCGCAAAGTGCCGTAGCACGTGAACTTGGCTTTTCTACTGCATCCGGCCTTAGCCAATTTGTCAGCGGCACATACTTAACGCCACATACTATGGTTGCCAAAATTGAACAGTTTCTCAAAGTAACCGCCAAGCGCGATGTATCACCAAGAAAGCCAGGCTTCGTTATGACTTCGACAAGTTCTCAAGTAACCGGCTTGATTACCCTGTGCCATGTCCAAGGAGAACTAGGGGTAGCCTACGGCGACCCCGGCGTAGGTAAGACGATGGCGGTAAGGCAATACGCCAAAGAAAACCCGGACGCTATTGTAATCACCGTTTCCCCAACAAATGCAACAGTAACCGGCGTTAATGAATTAATCGCGGAAAAACTAAAAATTAAGGAAAAATTGAACCGCCGCATTACTGCCGAAATAATCGCCAAGCTAAAGGGCAGCAAGAGGGTAATCATCATTGACGAGGCCCAGCATCTAAGGGCGCGGGTAGTAAACCACCTACGGGGCATCGTAGACGCAACCGAGGATGAAGATACCGGTGAGCGCGTTGGTATGGCCTTGATTGGTAATGATGAAATCTATCATGAACTCAGGGTACGTCAAGCGGCGGCCTATGGTCAAGTAGCTGACCGAGTAGTTCGCTGGGCGCATATGACCGCCACCGGCACCAAGCTGGAGGATATGGAGCTGATTTTTTCCGAGGCCAACTTAGATAAGGAAGTTTTGAGCCTTCTACACAAAATCAGCACGTCCGTGTCAATACGCCAAGCTGTACATGTATTTACAAATGCACTGCTGGTTTATCAAGTCAAGGATTACGCAGATATCACAGCAGCAAAGCTGGCGAAGGTTGCAAAGGAAATGAATATCCGGGTGGTTCTATGATTTTTGAAGCCTCTTGAGAAAAGAGCGGGTGAAACAACATGCTTTATATAACCATGGATTTTAGCGCAAGCCGGGAAGACTGGCATTTAAAAGTCATGGGCCGGATTATAAACGGCTTAAAGCACCTTGAAAAAGATGGGTATAAGGTAGAGCGGTACAGTGAATTTGCAGACGGCCCCACCCTTAAATGGCTTTTAACTATTGCCCACACTGATACAAAGGGGGACAAATGATGAAGTTGAAAATAAGGCACATTATCGCCGCGCTGCTGGTCATAGCATCCATAGCTTTAACCCCAGCCAGCATAGAGGCAGCATACCAGTTTCGGGGTTATGAGGCATACGGCGGCGAGTATCTGATAATCCCACTGGGGATAATTCTAGCTTTAGTAGTATTACAGGTAGCAAAAGTATGGGATTTATTTATAACCGAGCAAACCCATGACAAGTTAGCAAAATACAATCCAGAAAGCGAGGAATAACAATGGAAGGATTTACAGGCAAAACCCCGGCCCTCCATAGCTGGGATGACGTAGACAGAGCATTACGTGAAATGGGCGAGTGCGAAATCGCCGTTAGCACCATCCAAGCAGATATGAATATCGCTATAACTGCCGCCAAGGAAAAGGCCACCAATTTAGCGGCACCCATGACCAAGCGCGTTAACGCGCTTAAAGCATTGATACAAGACTTTGCCGAGGGTGCAAAAGGTAGCCTGGAAGGAAAAAGCAAAGCTTTAACTTTCGGCAAGGTAGGCTTCCGGCAATCTTCAAGGGTTTCGCTCCCCACTATGAAGATAGCCACCATCATAGCCAACTTGAAAAAGTTTGGCATGGGGGACTGCATCGTTACCAAGGAATCTGTTAGCAAGGAAGCATTAGAAAAATATCCCGACAAGGATATTGTTAGGGTAGGCGCATCCCGTAAAGTAGAAGATAAATTTTTCCTTGAACCCGACTTAGAAAAACTAAGGAGGACATAGGCATGGCAAAGATTACAACAGCACAAATGCGTAAGATTTACGCACTAGCAAAAGAAAAAGGGCTAGATAATGAAATCCTCCATGATTATGTCAGAAACCTAACTAGCAAGTCTAGTCTGAAACACCTATCCATCCGAGAGGCTATTACTGTAATCGACACTCTAAGCGGTAAGACAGTCAGTACCGGGGGCATGATTACCTTTAAACAGCAACATTACATCGAAGGAATGGCCAAGAAATTAGGTTGGCTAGATGACGAGGGGAAGCTGCATCAGGAGCGACTTGGTGCGTGGCTATATAAAAAATATGGCATTAGCCATATCGGATGGCTCACAGCAAAGAAGGCTTCCGATGCTATAGAAGGACTAAAGGCTATGCTGGCCCGGGAAACCCTAGCTGAACAGAAAGCCATATAGGGAGGCGCATATGAACCATGCAACCATAAGGTACAAAGGCCGCGAAATACAAATTAAGGCCAATCTTGTAGACGGTAGTCATATATCCACCATAAGCGAGATTGCAAAAATAATAGGTAATACTTTTGTGCCGGTTCGTGCCACATTGGAAAGCGCTGGACTAATAGTAACTTGGGCATTAGAAACCCGCACCATATTGATAACTGACCCGCCGATAATCTTCGTAACGGAAGACGAGCTGGAAATCCTGTACCGTATAACCCAGGCTGAAGCCGGTGGCGAGGATATCAAGGGCCGGATATTGGTAGTCAACGTAATCATGAACCGGGTGCATAGCAGTAGCTTCCCAGGCACCATCAAGGAAGTGATATTCCAAGAAAACCAGTTTGAACCCACACGAAACGGAGCTTTCGACAGAGCCGTTCCCTCGCCGGGAACCAAGGAAGCCGTACACATGGCACTTAGTGGGACAGATTACTCAAAAGGCACGTTGTTTTTTAACGCTATCAGGCTAAGGCATACAAGCTGGGCAGCACTTAACCGTGAACATGCATTTGACCACGGAGGACATAGCTTCTTCTTTTAAACAGCATAACCAATGAAAGGCGGTGGCTGACATGGTAATATCTGATATCCTCACAAAAGAAGATTTAGGCGAACCATATGACCGCCTATCGGACTTTCTTGACTTGGGTGATATCCTTAAACTTGAGCAGACTTATGGCGGCAGGCAATTGAAGCTAAAGCGCGACTGTGCCGACATAACAAAGGACTACCCAGAATTGGCTAATATGCTGGGCCTGGAAAAAGCACGAAAAGTAATCCTAGCCCTAGGTGGAATGTGGATGTACTTCCCTACTATCCGACGCAGTGGTATAGGGAAGATAAGGGCCGCAATAGTAGCCGATTTTAACGGCGGCAACCATGCCACACTCGCAAAAAAATACGGCTATACGGAACGCCATGTTCGACGTATTTTGGGAGGTGATAATAATAGGGGGCCGGTCATTCTTGAAGGCCAGCTATCACTGTTGGATATATAGCAAGCGACCTATTATAAACTAGTGACATTGTCAATCCATAAAGAAACCCCACCATTGTAAGATACCAGCAGGCAAAACATGTTGGTATCTTTTTTTGTGGCACAGTCCGGGCCACTGACTTGGGGGTATACATATGGCCAAGATATTTATTGACGCAGGGCATAACCATAGCGGATGGAACACCGGGGCAGTAGGCAATGACATGAGAGAGCAAGATATCACTTGGGAAGTGGCTTTTTTACTGAGCGAAATCCTTAAAAATGACTTTGATACCCGGCTGAGTCGTCCAACCCTGGAAATAAACTTGGGCCAGGATAATAACAGCGCTATAAATGCCCGCTGGCAGATGTCAAATGAATGGGGAGCGGATTATTTTATCTCCATCCATGTAAACGCAGCCAGTGGTACTGGGGCCGAGACGTTCTTTTATGACCGCACTGCCCAAGGATTTGCTGAAACAGTACAGCGTATCTACTCGCAAGAAATGGGCCTGCGTAGTAGACGAACAGAGTTAGCCCCTCAGTTTGGAGTTATACGGGAAACCCTGTGCCCAGCGATATTAATTGAATTGGCCTTTATAGACAGCCCACTTCATAACCCGGACGTAGACATACTTCGTTATAAGAGGCTTGAAATGGCGCAAGCCATTGCCAATGGTGTTTACAGCTATATGGGCATGGCACAAAGTAATAAGTCTGAACAGAAGCCGGAGCCACAGCGACTCACGCTTTCTTCAACTAACATAAGCTATCGCGGAAATCGGCACCAAATCCAAGCGGCCAATGTAGACGGTAGCTTTGTAGCACCCCTAAGTGAGATTGCAAAAATCTTTGGAGGCTCCCCCATCGGTGTAAGGGCCGCATTGGAACTAGCCGGATACTCTGTAAGCTGGGAATCAGAAACCCACACAATCGTTATAACTGACGCATAGACGAGGAGATTCATAATGGATGCTGCTACGATAATAGGTGTATTTATAGAGCATGGCCTACACAATGGTATGTTAATCGCATTTATTATTTATTTTTTTTACCGGGATAAGCGCCGGGACAAAGAAATGGATGGTATCAATGATGGTTTCGATAAGCGCATGAATGCCCTGCTTGCCGATGGTGTCAGACGTGAAGATATTATGCGTTCTGAGTTTGATAAGCGTGAAAAACACATGCGCCAAGAAGCAGAGAGAAGGGATAATGCATTTATGCGTAGCCTAGACGGCTTAAATGAAACTATGCGTGAAATGTCTAGCGGTATTGCAGATATGAAAAACGCTTTTGTAAAAATGGATTTCCGCCTTCAAAACATTGAAAGCCAATCCGATAGGAGGCCGCCCACCGATGGATAGAACCTCAATAGCCAAGGCCAAGGAATTGCGCGGGGAGATTATCCGACAGCTTTATATTTGTTATGGCACCCCAACGCCGATATCAAGCATTAATACTCTGCTTAGGTATAAAAATTACTATAGCAAAGACGATATCCAGAAAGCCATTCAATATCTAGCTGGGGCCAAGAAGGAATTTGTAGAAGCAACCGCAGATGAGCCGGATGGCGATGTCGCATTCGTAAATCTAACCCCGACCGGCATTAATTTAGCTGAAGGTGATATTTCAGATATGGGGGTGCTGTTAAATGGATAATGTACAAATAGCCGCAAACCAAATTTTGCGGGGACTGGTTCTTAACATTACCCGCGAAGCCGACCCACTGGGTGCCAGCGCTGAACTTATCAGGGCCATACTTAAGCAGCACGGACATAGCCTTGATAAAAGCGATGTAAAGGGTATCTGTAAATACCTCGAAGGCAAGGGCCTAGTAAAAATCAACGGTACAAAAAATGAAGTACTAAAGGTTAGTCGGTTTATTGCCTATATTACGCCCACAGGTATTGATGTGCTTGAGGGTACGATCCAAATAGAAGGTATAGAGCTGGCGGTGGATTAAATGTCGAAAAACCGAAGCCACGGCAAAATTGATAAACTGCCGACTGTTCTCCGAAAGGCCGTAGAAAATAAGCTGCTGGAGGGCTACACCTATGAGCAGATATCCGAATATCTGAAATCAATGGGCCACAATATCCACTACTCCAGCGTACACCGCTTTGGGCAACCCTTTTTAAAGAAGTTTGAATCGGTACGGATAGCAAAGGAATATGCCCAGCTACTAGCCGAGGACAACGCCGACCGGCCCTCAACAGAATTGAATGAAGCCAACAACGCACTTGCCTCTCAGCTTCTCATGGAAATGCTAGTTGATGAGGAAATGCCACTAGAAGAAAAAATAAAAACCCTTAAATCCATAGCCCTACTACAGCAGGCTCAAGTGCAAAACGAACGGCTTAAAATCACCAGCCGAAAGGAAGCCGGGGCAGTTAAAGCAGCTATGCGTATGCTTAAAGAGCGCGTATTTAAAGAGATTCAGACCAGTCACCCGGATATCGCCACACTAATGATAACAATAGCCGATGAGGTGACAAGCGAAGCTCAAAACCTATAAACCCTACAGTGCGACTACACGGCCCACAGAGGCCCACCATTTTGCAGGAGTATAAAACCATTACAAATCATATACATGCAAATTTAAATGCAATTTAAACGAGAATTAAACGGGGTATATCACAACCACATGACCGTACCCTTAGTGCGCCTAAAAATATGTCCACAAAAACAGGAAGTTGGTGGGGTATGAAGCCCGATTGGAAAAGCATAGCGGCAGAACTCTTTTTTTATGAAGGTAAAACCATAATTGAAATTAGCAGTATCATTGGTATTTCCGTTCGTAGCATATCATCCTATTTTAACAGCCTACCCAACTATGCTGCTGAAAAGGAAAAGCGCAAACAGGCCAACTCAAACCGGAAGGACTACTATAAAAACCATAAACGCAAGAGCCGCAAGCGCCATTTCAACCCATGTGGTGAGTCCTTGAAAAGGGAACATATAACGGCAGTAAAAATATTGAGTAGGGAGAGCTTCTTTAGTGGGTAAAACAATAAAGCCTAATTTTGTGAGTGTTGCTTTAAGTTATCTAAAAGAAAAAGATTGGCAGTGCTCATATTATTTTTATATTGCTCCATTTCTGAAAAGAAATTGTTGATTTTTATAGCTCGCCCTTTTTCTGTCTTAAGTTTGGAGGCATCCAGCATCAGCTTATCAAATGAGCGATTTATAAAAGTATTGATTTGCATTTCATAATATTGTGGGTCACGAGCCTTTTTTAGGGCATCGCTGGGTTTTCCTGTGAAGTTAATATACATTTCAATGCTGGATAGTTGGGTTAACGCATCAGCCATACATTCATATCGGCTAAAAAAGACATCCGGGTTGATAGTTGTGTCTACAAGACGAGTGCAATCATCTAATATCTGCATCCAACGAAAAGCTAATGCTTTTGCCTCTTGTTCTGTTATCACAGTATCAAGCGGGGTATTATTATGTGCCATTATATATCCTCCACAATGTTTAAAATTAACAACTTTATCAAGAATACCATGTCCAACCATAGCAAACAATGGCCTATCCGACTTTAATTAAGGAGGGTTATTTATGAATGAAAATCTTTTTACTGAGTTCAAGGAAACAGCCCTAAACAAAACGGCTGATAAATACGAAGAGGCCCGTTCATCGTTCTGGATTTTTTGTAAGCAGATAAACCCAAAGTTTTTCCGGGATGACCGCCCCCACCTTAAAATAATAGCTGATACCCTACAGGCTCTTTATGAGGGCCGTATCAGGAAGCCAACACCGATATCCCCATGGCAGGTATACGCCCCAGAGGAAATAGATGTGACTTTTTCCGATAACGAAAACCAAATCATATGCAGACAATTAATGCTAAACATCCCTCCCCGCCATGGAAAATCCTATACATTAACTCTTTTCTCACAGTGGTTATTCGGTAAATGCAATGAAAATAAAGTAATAACTGTGTCTTACAATGACACACTTGCTACACGATTTTCAGCCATTGTAAGAGATGGCATTGATGCTACCAAAATAGATAAAAATTGGACTATATTTTCAGATATATTTCCCACAACCCGTATTAAGGACGGGGATGGAGCAAAACAGATATGGGCCTTGGAAGACTCATATTTTAGTTATTTGGGTGCCGGTTTCGGCGGCACAATAACAGGTATTGGCTGCAACATAGGAATCATTGATGACCCCATTAAAAATGACGAAGAAGCGTACAATGATAATGCCTTAGAAAAACAGTGGAAATGGTACACCGACACATTTTTATCTCGTATTGAAGAGGATGGCATCCAGATTGTTAACATGACACGCTGGTCTACAAAAGACATATGTGGAAAAATTAAAGATAGCGAGGATGCTAACGATTGGTATGAGCTAGTGATGAAGGCCTGTATTGATGAAGCTAAAGGCATCATGCTTTGCCCTGCTTTACTAAGCTTTAAATCCTATTTAAAAAAGAAGCGCCTTACTTCAGCAGAAATAGCTGAAGCCAACTACCAGCAGGAGCCAGTAGACGTGCAAGGCAAGCTCTATACAACGATAAAAACATATACCGAGTTACCCAGGGATGATAAGGGCAAGCTTGTATACGACCGGATATTCAACTACACCGATACCGCCGATACCGGCACTGATTTCCTCTGCTCTATAGACGCAATGGAATATAACGGTGAAGCTTATATTATTAACGTGTTATACACGGATGACCCCATGGCAATAACGGAACCAAAGCTTGCTAAAATGCTATACGATGACGATGTCAATATAGCCAACATAGAAAGCAATAGCGGCGGCGGTACTTATGCCAGAAATATAGAACGGATTTTATGGGAAAAACATAAAACCCGGAAAGTTATAATCCGGCCCTTCCACCAGTCCAAAAATAAACAGGCTCGTATCCTTTCAAATGCTTCATTTGTAATGGAGCATATTTATTTTCCCGTGAACTGGAATATCCGATGGCCTGAGTTTCACAAAGCAATAATGACCTACAAGGCCAAGGGTAGAAATAAACACGATGATGCACCAGATGGACTTACTGGCATTGCCGAACATGTCGGCGCAGGCTCAGAATTAGAATTTTTAACATAAGGCGGTGAATCCATAATGGATGATATCAGGGCAAAACTAGAGGCCAATAACATGCAAATGGATTCCGAAATCATTTTTGAGTTGATAGCAGGCCACAATACAATGGCTATGTATGAAGGTGTCCGTTACTATCAGATAAAAAATGATATCTTAAACAGAAAAATGTTTTATTATGATACCAACGGCAGCCCTATAGAGGATGAAACCAAGGAAAACCGTAGGTTGGCACATGGATGGCACCGCCTTCTGGTTGACCAAAAGGTTTCATATCTTGTAGGCCGCCCAATGGTTTTTTCAGTAGATATAACCCAACAAGACCAAAAAGAAGATTATGCTGATAAGTTAGACTTACTCTTTGGTGAAGTGTGGGATGATACAGTTGCTGATATAGCCACTAACGCCAGCAATAAAGGTTTAGAGTGGCTTCACATTTATATAGATAAGAACGGTTGTTTTAAATATGTAATAATCCCCGCCGAAGAGGTAATCCCCATATATGACAATGTCCATCAGAAAAGCCTTGGAGGGGTGCTTCATTACTATATAGTCCAGGTTGATGGAGCAACCCGATACCGCGCCGAGTGGTGGACACGGGAAACGGTGACAGTCTATCTTGAAAATAGCAATGGCGGGTTTGAACCTGATACGTCTGAGCCAGAAAACCCCGCACCGCATTTCAGGCAAATGGGAGTTCCTCATTGTTGGGGTAAAGTGCCTTTTATTGGGTTTCTTAATAACAGCATGAAGACCGGCGATTTAGAAGTCACTAAAACATTAATAGACGAATACGACCTTGGCGTTGCTGACTTTGCTAATAACATTGGAGAAATTCAAGATGTTATAACCATTTTAAAAGGCTACGAAGGCACAAGCCTTGCGGAGTTTCGTCATAACTTACGCTATTTTAAAACCATAAAAGTACGGCCTGGCAGTGATCACGGTGTTTCAAAGCTGGAGCTTAACATCCCGGTAGAAGCCAACAAAGAGCACTTAAACCGCCTTGAGGAAAATATTTTTATGTTTGGCCAAGGGGTAAATACCAAAACTGACAAATTTGGGAACAGCCCATCCGGCGCATCACTGGAATTTCTCTTTACCTTATTAGACTTAAAAGCGTCTATGATGGAGCGGAAATTTAGGCGGTCGATAAAGCAGCTACTTTGGTTTGCAACACACTATATCAACCTTGCATACAACAAGACTTTTGACAGCCAATGTGTCGTTGTAACCTTTCGTAAGAATTTGGTGCAAAATGTAAGGGAAATTGTTGATACCCTCAAAACATCCCGAGACATGATAAGCGATGAAAGCATCGTAAAGCTACACCCAATGATAGAAAGCCCTACTGACGAATTTCAGAAGCTTATTGTACAGCGTAAAGAAGAGGCTGCCCAAACAATTGATTTATCAATGGTAAATATCCATGAGTAGTGACCTTAAAAATGACCAACTAGGACATTTTAATATCTTCGAGAATATGGTATCCCAAGCAGAAAGGCGAATAGTGCGAACCTACGCCACTAGCTTAGTAAATTACAAGTCATACATGAGCAGCCTTTTTGAGCGATACGAAGATGATGGCATATTAACCTTTGATGCTATGGTAAGATACGGTAGGCTGCGCCGTATGGATGAGTCCTTGCACGGCTTAACCATAAGCCTCTATGCTGAAAACACCAAAGAAATATCCACGGCATTACAATCAGCGTACACCAGCGGCTTCAATGACACCGGCGAGGCTATCAGCCGTGCATGGGGCCAACAATCCCTAATCGGCATTATCCGGGAAGAGGAGATGCACCGAGCTTTAACCAATGAGATATCTGGGTTAGAATGGGCTAAGCGCATGGATAACAACCGCGACACCACCGTAGCCAGGATTAGGGAAACTATTGTACGTGGCCTTTACGAAGGGGAAACCTATTCTCAAATGGCTCAGCGGCTAAACACCGCTTTGGGCAAAGATACGGTCAACGCTATCCGTATAGTGCGGACAGAGTGTTATCGTGTATTTTCCGAAGCCCGTAAAGACCGGCTTGATAGGGTACGTGGCGTAACCATGACTAAAGAGTGGCTAACCAGTGAAGATGAACGTGTCCGAAGCAACCATTCACTGATGCATGGTGTTAAAATACCCTATGACCAAGATTTTATTTTACCCAATGGAAACAGCGGCTTCGGCCCAGGGATGATTGGCTCACCTTCGGATGATATAAATTGCCGTTGTTTTTGGGTAATAGATATAGCCGATGATGATGGATCGGGGGGAAGTATGGATATTCCAGGATTCTATGAAGATGATATTAATGGTGAGGAACCAGAAATAATGTCAGTAGATGATGCTCTCAATGAAATGAAAAGGGACGCGATGCTGCTACCAGAGCATATCCGCACTCACTATGAACCGATACTACACCGTGACAACTTCGTCATAGACCTAGATATGCAGACTCCTTTGGCGTATAATCGAAACGATGGTAGGATATATTTAAATCCAAGCCATCCTAACTTTGATAGATATGACCTGCAAACTGCATTTGCCCATGAAATCGGCCATAAATTAGACATTGAAACCCTAAGAAGTCATGACAATGGACGTTTCATTGCAGCTATTCAAACCGCAACTTTCCAAGTCGAGGATGACATGCTCCGCTATATTGGCCTGATAGAAGATAGTGATAAGTATAATGATAGTATGTCGGTTGGCGATATTATGAGTGCCTTATCCCAAGGACAAATACAGGGCGGTTATTTCCATAGTCCAGAATATTGGGAAATCCCCGGCAAGGTAGAAGCAGAAATATTCGCAGATATGTTTACGGCAGAGGTTACAGATGATAAACTTGCCTTGAGCTTCATACGGCGCGAGATGCCATATTTATTAAGCGCATTCTATAATCTTTTTTTATAAAGGAGCATCATCATGTTTAAAAAGGAGTACCGTGAGCAATATATATCTGAAATGCTAGCCAACCCAATAATCCGACCAGTATTTGAGGAGTATTATAGTTTTTTTGGCCGATATCCTGGATATATCATTGACTTTACAGGAACAGATGAGCAACTGGCTGAAACATTCAGGGGTATGATAGAAGATAGAAAAAAGCTGTTAAGCAGAATGCCTCGTGAAAGGATTGCGCAATAACGGCCATCCTACCTGTTAATCATCGTTAAACCAATTTTAAACAACATTTAAATTTATATAAAGATTGCGCCCAGCGCAGTCTTTTTTAATTGCAAAAAAGGAGCTGATTAAATGGAAGTTGTAAATAAAAGTTTAAATACCATAAAAATAGGTTTTAAACAGTACACAATCGAAAAACCAGATGAAATAGACGCAGTTGATGGGAACTATGCTGGCACACAAGACTATGGCAAGTCAAAAATTAGGGTTGCCAACAGCCTTGAGCAAGACGACCAAAACTATGTTTTCCTTCATGAGCTAATACACTGTATTTGTTGCCGGTTTGATTTGCGCAAGCTAAACAAAGATGAACATACCATAGATTTACTTTCTCTTGGTTTATACGAAACCATACGCGATAACCCCCATATATTCACCATGTCAGATATCTAATACACATAAAAATGAGAGGATGAACCCCATGCTAAAAGATGCATTGCTAAAACTGGGCTTGACAGAAGAGCAGGCCGACAAAGTCCTTGGCTACCATACCGAGGCACTAGCAAGCTATGTACCAAAAGAAAAATTAGAGGCCGCAGAAGCAGAAACAACGCAACTAACAGCCAGCCTGACAGAACGAGACAACCAACTAGAGAACCTTAGAAAGTCTGCTGGTTCAAGCGAGGAATTACAATCAAAGCTAGATGCTGCTATAGCGGAGAAAAAAGCCGCCGCAGAAAAATCCGCCGCTGACATAGCCACCTACAAACTTGAAAGTGCCATTGACCTATTGCTGGTCAAAGAAGGGGCCAAAAACATTAAAGCTGTTAAAGCCCTACTTGATACGAATTTAATTAAGCTGGACGGCGAAAGTGTCATTGGCATTCAAGACCAGCTAACCAACCTTAGGGCCTCGGACAAATACTTATTCCATCCTGTAATGGCAGGTCGTGAGCCTTATGGCGGTCAACGGTCGGCGGGGGATGAATACAAAGACAACCCCTTTAAGCCTGAAACATTTAACCTAACCAAGCAGGGCCAGCTTCTAAAAGATAACCCCGAACTATATCACAAGTTAAAAGCCGCCGCAGGCCAATAGGGAAGGATGATATAGATGTCAAAAATAACATCACTAAAAAATGTAATCCAACCGGAGGTATTTACCCCATATGTAATCAAGCGCACAATGGAACTATCTGCGCTAATTAAGTCGGGTATCCTGGTAAACAATAAAGAGTTTGACGAGTTGGCAAGCGGCCCTAACACCCTAATAAACATGCCTTTCTGGGAGGATTTACAAGGGGAAGAGGAAACCGTAAAAGAAGGCGGCTTCTATACTCCTAATGGCATTAACGCTAATAAAGACGTAGCGCGTAAGCAAATGTTTGGTAACTCTTGGGGGGCCAATAACCTAGCGGCCCTATTATCCGGCAGTGACCCTATGGCAGCCATAGGCGATTTAGTAGCTGCCTATTGGCAGCGAGTTATACAAGCAAGGCTCTTATGTACACTACACGGCATTTTCCAAGCTCCAACCATGGCCGACAAGGTGCATGATATCTCTGGAGAAACTGGAGCCAAAAGCCTTCTATCAGGTGAGAGCTTTATTGATGCCGGTCAAAAAATGGGCGATGCTAAAGACCTACTCACCGGCGTTATGATGCATTCTGCCGCAGAGGCGCATCTGGCAAAACGCAAGCTTATTGAGTATATCCAAGAGCATGAGCAAGGCCCCCGTGTTCCATACTTCATGAATAAGCGTGTAGTCGTAGACGATTCCTCCCCATATGAAACTGCCAAAAAAACAGGTACCGCATACCTATTTGGTGCCGGAGCTATTGCATTAGGTAATGGCAGCCATCCAAAAATAGAGGAAACTGAAACCGATAGGGATACCATGTCCCACGCCGGTGAAGATTACTTGGTAAATCGCAGAATCATTCTCATGCATCCAAGAGGCGTAAAGTGGGAAGAAAATGCTGTAAAAGATGACTTCCCCACCCGAGAAGAGCTTAAAGACGGCTCTAATTGGGAACGAGTCTATGAGTCCAAGGCCATAAGGATTGTAAAGTTTATGTTTAAAATTGATTAGAGATGCAGTTTATTAACGCCTTAGCGGAAAGGAGAAGCACATGTTTCCAACCCATAAAAGGATACTCCGAGCAATGGAGGAAAAGCGAAAAACCCAGCAAGATAGCACAACCATACCAGAAAACTCAATGCCAGAGGACATTGTCAAAATGAACTTGGCTGAGCTGCGGCAATATGCCGCCAAAAACAACATCCCCATCAACGGTCTTAGAAAATCGGAGGATGTAAGAGCCCAAATCCTCAAAACCCTAGATTCCGAACCACCGGACGGGGAGAAATCACCCCCTCAGCTCGATACCCCCTCAGTAAACACCACACCACCCGAAGATAACCCGAAAGGGGTTGGCGGCGATGACCCTAACGCCGGAACAACTTAGACAAGGCTACTTCGATGCCATAAAAGCCTTTACCAATAACTTTAATGATATTGAGGTACCAGATAGGGCACCCCTCCCCATCCAGATTGCCGTGGAAAAAATGGTGAGCTACAGCGGCAACGATGCAACCATAAAATCCGAAAGCATATCCGACTTAAGCCAAACCTTCCATGATGTTGAAGGATGGCCCAACGATATCCGTACTATTCTTTATCCTTATTGCAAGGTTAGGTTTTAACAATGTCATTCAAGGTTGTACGAGATAACAATATAATCCCTGAAATTGTAAGCATAATAGAGAAACTCAATAAGACTGAAATCCATATAGGGATATTTGGTAAAGATGATTCCCATTTGCTTATGATTGCCAATGTTAACGAGTTTGGATGCTCAATAAAACCACGCAGGGCCAAGCGCCTGACCATTCCCCTTAATAAGCGAGCGCGGGAAAACTCCCCGCGCTCGTTTAACGACCTTTTTACTCTAAGAGCCGCCTCCGGTGAATTATACCTTGTACGCAAAAAGGGAAAAGACCAGCTAGAGTTTATGTATTGGTTAGCCAAAGAGGTACACATCCCAGAACGTGCTTTCATCCGTGGTGGCTTTGATAGCAACAAAGACCGTTTTGGAAAAAGAGCTGCATCCCTGCTTAAATCAGTGCTAAGAGGCAAGATAGATATGGATGCTTTCTTTGACACCATGGGTGATTTTATAGTGGGTGAAGTTCGTAAATACATGACGAGCCTACGCAACCCACCCAACGCCTCAGTAACACAAAGAACCAAGAGGGGTAGCAATCCCTTGATTGACACGGGCCGCCTTCGCGATGCCATCACATACAAGGTGGTGAAAAAATAATGTTTGATTTTAGGCGACTTGTAAGAAAATACTCCAAGCCCATGCCATTAGAAGAGGAAATTGGTGGGCAATACGACTACCAACACGGTGGCAAATGGAAGCCAACAACCCAAACACGAGAGGTAATTGCCGCCGCCTTTAATCTATCCGGCAGGGATGCACGCAGTTATAGCATCCAATATGGCGAGGGTGGAAGTTATACCACTGAGGACATAAAAATCTACATTCATGAGCCACTAATCATTGGCTCGGTCATAACGTGGAAGGACAATAAATTCACTATATCATCGCAGGTAGACCATGAAGACCATGCTAATGGCCTCATGCTGTATGTAGCACGAAGGGCGGGAAAAATCCAAAATGCAGGCTAACAAAAATAACATTGTTAAGGGCCTGCAAGCCCATGTTGGTAAAAGTGTTGTTCCCACAGACACAGCAGACCGCAAGCCAGATTATCCATATCTATCCTACAAGATAATCAATATTAAAGATAAAAGCGGGTTTGCTTTGGTGGATGAGGTAGTCCCATCAACAACGCCGGGTTTTGAGCATGACCTAAAGGTTACTCGCAAAGAGCAAACGCATTTTACTCTATCCGTGAGCGCTTACAGCATGGATGATGATGAAGCACGCGACCTGGCTATCGAAGCCGCCGATTGGTTTACCTTCCATGGCTATCATTACCTAGCAGGCTGCAACATTGTAGTAATAAGTGTCACAGCAGTAACAGACCGGACGGCTCGAATAGTTGATGATTATGAACAACGCCATGGCTTTGACGTTCGATGCCGGGCGGCACGTGGCATATCAAAACTATTGGAAACTATAGAGGAGTATAATTTTACTGGCAATATAAACCTTGCACCATAAACGAAGGGATGAAAGGAGCTAGAAACATGGCAAAGCCCGATTTTATAGTCAATATATCCAAACAAACCAGGGCTATCACCAAACGGGGCTTTGGACTACCGTTAATACTGGGAACATCCAAAGACGTACCATACACTAAGTTTAATGATATCTTAGAAGTGGCCGAGATATTCAACGTGGAAACAAAAGAGTATCGCATGGCTCAACGCATCTTTGGCCAAAACCCAGCCCCACCTCAAATTGCTATATTTTCAATTCTTCCTACGGCGGAAGATGTACTCACCACATTATTGCTAACAACCATTAATGAAATAGTGGAAACGCATAATGATTGGTATTACTTAACATGTACCGAAAATAGCGACGATGTAGTAAATGCACTGGGTGGATGGACAGAAACCCAAATCAAAACATACTGGGTAACAACCCAAAATCTTGAGTTGGTCAATTCCTTGCAATACGAAAACACTATTGTCATGTACCATGAAAACCCCAATGCGCTGGTAGCTGAGGGCTTAGTGGCTACTGCTGCCACCAATGATCCCGGAAGCCTCACCTTCAAATTTAAGGGAGTGCGTGGCGTTTTAGAATCTGATATACGTGCTACCGACCTAGCAACACTTCATCAAAATGGCGGTTTCTCATATATCGAAAAAATGGGTGTGCTGCAAACCACCGAAGGCACCGTCACCACCGGAGAATATATTGACATTGTCATGGCAGGGCATTGGATGAAAGTCCGCATGGAAGAAGAGGCCCAATTTCTTGCCGTTAACACGAAAAAGATACCCTATGATAGTCGCGGTATTGCTATGCTTACATCCGTAGTACAGAAAGTAATCCATCGAGCCGGGCAGCAGGAAATCGTCCGGGTTGATGATGATGGGAACTTTGTCTATTCCATTCAGGCTTTACGCCGGGAAGAAGTATCTGTAAACGATGTAGCTAACCGTGTATACAATGGCTTGCGCTGGGAGATCGAGCTTGCAGGGGCCATACATTCCGGTACAATAAGCGGTATTTTCAGATACTAAAGCTGGCTTTGAACCAGATATCTAGCGAAAGGAGGAACTGCCTGTGAGTGAACCCATAAGAACATATGACCCAGCAGAGGTAAATCTGGTTATAGGCGGCGTAGTTATTACAGGTGTAGCAGAAGGCACATGGATAACAGTAGAGCGCTCCGAGGATAGCTTTACCCCATATACTGGTGCCAAAGGCGAGGTTGCCCTAGCCGAGTCGAATGACCGAACGGGTATAGTAAAGGTAACAGTAGAAAACACATCTCCATCCGCAGCTTATCTTTATCAATTATCCAAACGCAGAGGTCGAAACGCCATAGTGGATGTTGCGGTCATTGATGCAAACGAAGAAGGCAACATACGATGGAGCGCACCAGAAGGCCGGGTAAAACGGCCAGCCAACTACGAAGCCGGTAAAGAAATCACCGAGCGTGAGTTTGAGCTATTCGTGGCCGACTTGGACTACGCTGCATAATCAACATCATTTTAAACCCAAAAAATAAGAGCGTTAAGAGCACTTTAAACCCTGTTTAAAGGCTCTTTTTTATTTCAGAAAACAAGGAGGCAGTGATTGGGTTACACTTCTTTAGACAAAAATCGCTCGGTCAAGTAGACTAAGAAAGACAAAAAAGGAGCGAAAGAAAATGACAAAGAAAAATCAATCAGCATACACAGATGAGTTTCGCGAACA